TCACATTGATTCGTACTGAAGAACCACCACTATAGACATCGGAATTAGCCCAAACTACTATGGAGTTTCCGTACTTTTGTTTTGCGTATTGCTTAATCACACTCGCAGTGTTTTTAGCATTCATATTGATAAATGGTTTGTTGTTATCCCATTTTTTGGTCTGTAGGGAAGCAGATGGAAGTTCAAAAGTCATTTTGTTAAATCCGAATTTCATTTTCTTACTCATTTTTAGGGGGGTTTTAGGGGTTATCTCTTATTACTCTATAAATGTACGAAAAGTTTCTCACAATTCCAAGAGCTTGTGAAAATATTTTTGGATTATTTTTAATATTTTTTTGCAGCTTGGATGTGTGATATTACACTCTTTAATCCACCTTTCAGATACCCAGTCTCAAATGCCAGTTGGGAAAGGAGTTCGGAAGAGTGTTCCCTCGAAGCAGGTTCTGCTGCCATCAATGTAGAGTGGATAGTGGATTCAATTGAGTTAACTAATTCGATTAGTTGGGCTTTGGTGTAAGTTTTGTAATTATACATACGATTTGGGGTTAGGGGTTTAACTATTATTACTCTACTAATCTACGAAAAAAGACCGAATAATCCTAGCTTTTTCTAACATTTATTTTTCAACTCCTAACACCCATTGGAGTGTAGCAATTGCCGTTCTTATTTTTAGTATGTTGATATCATGTAGAATATCTTCCCGCATTTCTCGTGCCAGTTCAACCTCTAACTCTGCAATTTCTATTAGAATATCCGTTTCGTTTTTCATATAGTGTATTATTTCATAACAAATCCAATGTACAAAAAATGAAAATAAAAAACAAGCTTTTAATCAGTTATTTTGGAAAATTTAATAATTATTAGTATATTGTTATACTCTAATCATCTACATCTATATGAATGCCAAAGTTTTATCTAGCCTAGAAAGAAGTTACATCCAATTGGATTGGAAAGAATATATTAGTAAGATAGAAATGAATGCAGAGCAGATGATTAAGATTATCGATTTAATCGAAGTTTTCAAAAAAATTAAAGGAACTAAAGAATTAGTTGTATTTAGGTTTGAAGGAGTACCTGCATACGTTACCGTTAAAAAGGAAGAATATAGTTCAATATTGGATTGGATACATCAGAGAATGCTAGATTTTGAAATTTTTGAGCAGTGTAAACGAATCGATGATATAATCAAATCTTTATGAACAAAGTATCAGAAATATTTTTAAGTTGGAGAAGAGCTGCAAACCCAACACCAGAGCAAACTATATTAGCTGGAAAACGATATACTATTTGTCAAACATGCCCATCCAAACAACCTTCAGTAGTATTTACCGAAATATGCGGTGAATGTGGGTGTCCGTTGGGTAAAAAGATATTCACACCTGTTATGGGTAGTTGCGATTTAAAGAAATGGAATAGTGTAGAAAATTTATAAAGCATATATGGATTTACAAGAATATAAAAAATGTTTATCCCAAATAGAATTGGGTAAATTAGCAACATTGAAAAATTTAATACATCATCATAGTAATATCATTATATTAGGTAATGGTGGTAGTAATGCCGTTGCGTTACATATAGCAGAGGATTACCATAAAATGTTAGGGGTTAAAGCAATTGCGTTCGGAGATACTCCTAGAATGAGTTGTTATGCGAATGATTACGGATGGGATAACGCATATCAAATGTTTTTAGAACACTTTGTGGAGGGCGATACATTGGTAATATTAATATCATCATCAGGTAATTCAAAAAATATACTGAATTGTGCGAAGTATTGTGTAGATAACTCTATTGATATGATTACAATGTCGGGTCATTCCGAAAAGAATAAATTGAAATCCAACTTTGGTAGTCATTCAAAATTACATTTTTGGGTAGATAGTAAAGATTACGGAATTGTTGAAGGATTGCACGAACTAATTTTACATTCTGTAATTTAATAAGTTTCATTAGTTAGACAAAAAATTTATGGCATCAAATATATCAACAAAACATAGAGAATTGACAGAACAAATAGCAGACCAAAAACGACCAAAAGGTTCTATTAAATTTCAACTTCAGTTAAATGAAGAACAAAAACAAGCCAAAGAAAAGATTTTATCAAATGCAATTACCATATTGAGTGGTAAAGCAGGTAGTGGTAAAACACTCCTAGCGTGTCAGGTTGCATTGGATATGTTATTTAAGAAAGAAGTTAAACAAATCATCATCACAAGACCTACCGTATCCAAAGAAGAAATTGGATTCCTACCAGGTGACCTTCGCGAAAAGATGGAACCTTGGATGCAGCCAGTTTATGCAAACTTTTATCAACTTTACAACAAACAAAAAATAGATGAGATTTTAAAAGATGGGACAGTAGAAATTGTACCCCTTGCATTTATGCGAGGTAGAACATTTTTGGATTCATTTATTATTGTAGATGAGGCTCAAAATTGTACTAACGAACAAATGGAAATGATTACATCTCGTTTGGGATTGAGAAGTAAAATGGTGGTGTGTGGTGATACACAACAAGTAGATTTAAAATCAAAAGGAGAAAGTGGATTTAAGTTTTTAGTATCTGCTGCAAAGAAGATTAAGGATATGGATTCACATACCCTACTTACCAACCATAGACATCCAGTAGTTGATTCCCTATTAGAAGCATACGATGCGTTTTATGCGATTGCATCAAATATATCTGGCTCAATTAAGAATGGTAAATAATGAGAATATTAATAATAGCGATGGGTAGAAGTGGTGGATACTCTTTACTTAATTGGATTGGTTCAGAAAAAAGGTATGAAACTATTCATGAACCAACAATGGATAATGGGGATATATTGAGTATTTATAAAATACGATTATTGGCTAAAAACAAAAACAATACGGTAGTAAAATATTTGATTAGTGAAATAGAAAATGAATTAGATACGTTCGATTGGAGTAATTGGGATAAAATTATTGGTTTGATACGAAATGATACACGAGAGTGTGCGATATCACACTGCTGGGCATTGGCTTCTAACATTTGGAGAGATTGTTATGAAATAACTAATGAATGGATAACAGAAAATGAAGAAGAAATCAAAAAGGAGGAATCTAGATTACAAAAAAACAAAGAGTTAATATCTAATATACCACAAATTGAATTATTAATATCATACGAAAATATATATTGTGAAAATCTATATCAAAGTAATGTAGATATTGATAAATTAACTAACTATCTAGAAATTAAAAAAGTAAAATCGTATTCTCTATTAGATAATAGAAATAGATTACGAAATACAATTGATATTAAACCAAAACAAAACTTAATATAGAATAATAATCATTTATTTGTAATACTCATATTTATACAGGAATAAACGAATAAACACAACACTATGAAAGGAACACTATTTTCCGCAGATTTTGTAAAAGACTCAACTGGTAATTTGAGATTATTGGAATTAAATACCGATACTGGATTCTGGAGTAGTTCAGTATCTCAACTTGATTTTACTGAATTCTTTTCAATATTATCTGATAATAATATCGATTCATTGGAGGTAATTCACAAACCATTCCAAAGTGGGTTTTTAACTTTTTTATCTCAAAGTATTCAATCACAACCTAACATTACCTCATTTGTTATATACGAAGAAGATATATCAACTGTTTATCCAACAAATGTTGAAGATTCTGATAATAAATTTATATTAAGATTAGCGTATGATGAATCTGCTGTATTTGATAGTGAATATTGTAAATCATCATTTGAATTACATAAATTATTTATAGATGCATCCGAAACTGGTTCAATACCTTCTATGTATATTTCATCATCGGAATTTTTTTATGATGGATTACAAAGAGTTGTTAATTCCGAAAATATACCGGATATTGTTATAAAAGATGAAACTTATGCTAGATATCCATTATCTTTTTATAAAATACAAACACAAGATGGTGTAAGTTTAGAAAATTCGTTTGATTCATTTATATCTCAATCATATATTGAATCTAATATTTTAATGAATTATGAAGATACCGATGACATTAGACATAAATCAATTCGTACATTTAACATAATATATGGTTCTGAATTAGATGTAATAAATTTGGTAACAATTGAACCTACTGCAGTTTTTGAAAAACCAGAATCTTTATCTTTTATTGATGAATCTAACCTTTCATCTAAACATTATTATGAATTTACAACAAACTTTCCTAAATTTATTACTGATAATTCATGGGGTGGTATTTTTGAAGAAGAATTAATTAGTGATTCGGATGGAAATCCTGTACAAATATCTGATGTTGAAATTGGCGGTTCTTATAAATCTTTTTGTATAGAAGGAACACCTGATACCGATAGTGTTATGGTATTTACAAGTTGGAGTTATCCTGGACAAACTTTACCAAGTGGTTCTTATGTTACATCTTCGGTTTTAATAAATAAAATAGAACAATCACTTCCAAATAATCTAGTATCTCATTTATACTATGGTAGTGGTTCGTTTAGAGCAAATGGTGGTCAACATATTCTTATTTATGATAGTGTTTCTGATTTAATTAGATACGAAGAAGTTGCAGGAATTATACCAGGAGAACATAAGGTATTCAAATTAGATGGTAATCTTATTGATATTACTGATAATGATTTTGAAGTTTTAAACGAAGAAGGACTTTCAACTTACATTTTAGATTTGGAAGAAACTGATACATTTGCATTATATGATAATGATATCAATATTAAGATTGTAACCCACAACTGTTTCCCAGCAGGAACTCGTATATTGTTAAATGATGGTACATATAAAAACATTGAAGATTTAACTACTACTGATGTTTTACTTACTTACAATAATGAACAAGGAAAATATGGAGCAGGTACGGCTACAAGTATTCGTGTTTCTACTCAAAATGAACTTATTTATATTGTAACTGAAAATGGTGATGAAGTTAAAAGTACACCTTTACATAAATTTTATGTTGAGGAACACGGATGGTCTCACGCACAAGATATTAAAGTAGGTAATTTGTTATTTAATAAAGATGGTATTCTTGTAAAAGTTAAATCAATTGAATCTTTAAAAGGTGAATTCAAAGTATATCACTTAATTGATGTTAAAGATAATCATACTTATTTTGCAGAAAACATTTTAGTTCATAATAAAGTTACAACAACAACATCGTGTTTCACTGCTGAAACCAAAGTTGAAATGGAAGATGGTAGTTTTAAAAATATTATTGATATAGAAATAGGAGATTGTATTTTAAGTTACAAAGACGGTAAATATGTAAGAGGTGTTGTAACTGATAAATTAATACACCCTACAAATGATGTTGTTGAGGTTGTAAAATATAAAGGAATGATTTCCGATAGATTACATCCATTCTATGATAATGGAGAATGGAAACCAATTTTTGAAGCACCAGGTGTTGAATTAGGTATTCAATATGTGGATAATTTTTATAATTTAGAAATAGATGGTAATCTTTTATTTGAAAGTGAGCATAACTTTATAGTGGAGGATTTTGTGGTTTCTGGTTTAGGGGATAATGAATTACTAAATAATACTCTTAAAAGACAAGCAGTTTTTCAATAACTTATTAATAAACAAAAATAAAATGGCAACAATATATAAAAAAATACCGGTTCAAGAAGTAGCAAATACACAAATATCATTAGCATCATCTGATGATAAATTAAAAGCAATGAATATAATTACTACCTTTGTAAATTTATTTAAACAAAAACATCTATAATACATTAAGTTATTTATGGATAATGTTTTATTTTCAAAAGAAGATTGTGAATATATAAAATCTTTTTGGGATGATTTTAATTCAATAGATGGTGTAGTATATCGAACAACCAATGGCAATTACCGTAAAGATACTACTACCGTAATAAATGGTGCAACTACTGTACAATTACAAACGGAAAACGGTAGAATAATTACCATCAAACCAAAAAATGCAAAATTAAAATTTTTAGATTTGTTTAACAAAGAATTAATAAATTTTATTTTAAGTAGATTATCAAAAATCGGTATAAAATCTATTTTAAATAATCAGGTTAAAATAACAAAATATATTGAAGGTGATTTTTTTGCGCCTCATCGTGATTTTAGAAGCATAGATGAATTTGGTTGTACATATAAAACTTTAGTAATCCAATTATCAGACCCTAAAGATTATGTTGGTGGATATTTATATGTTAAGGATGTTCCTCAATCCAAAGAACAAGGGTCATATTCTTTATTTTTAAGTTCGGATATACATGAAGTAAAACTATTAGAAGAGGGTATTAGATTTAGTTTAACTATATTTTTATATGAATCCGATTTTTCTTCTGCTAAAAGTAAATTATTATAATTTATAAAAAAATTATGATTAGATTTATTTGTGCACAACCATCCGAATTATACTTTGCATGGCAAATAGAAGTCATGCTTAATAATTTTATGGAAATGGGGGTGGACCTTCAATGTGTTGATATAGTTTGCACAAAAAAAAATAATAAAATACCAGAAGTATGGAAAAAATTATCAAATGGGTATAATGCTAGATTTTTTTTCTATGAGGATACTCGTATAACAAAACATTATATTTCTTCAATAAGACCTAATATTCTTAAACAACATTTTAAATTACATCCTAATTTAAAAAATGAAACCATATTTTATCACGATTGTGATATTATATTTAGAGTTCCAATAAATTGGAATCAGTTTGAAAACGATGATATATTTTATGGTTCTAATACACATTGGTATATTTCGTATGACTATATAATTTCTAAAGGCAAAGATGTTTTTGATAAAATGGTTAAAATAGTAGATATAAATCCACAACTTGTTATCGATAATAATAATAATTCAATCGGGGCACAGTATATTTTAAAAAATATAGATGATACTTTTTGGGAAAATGTGGAGCGTGATTGTGAAAATTTATATAAAAAAATAACCCAATTAAATAACAAGAAAAAACAAGAAAATCCATCTTATCATGAATTACAAATATGGGCAGCAGATATGTGGTCTGTACTATGGAACATTTGGAAGGGTGGATATAAAACACAATGTCATCCCGATTTAATGTTTGTTTTTGCAACATCAAGTGAGGATTTTTATAATAGATATAACATAATGCATAATGCAGGAGTAACCAATTCTAATATCAATTATTTTAATAAATCAAACTATAAAAAATCACTCCCATATAACTTAAATTTAAAACTAAAAGAAAATACTGCATCTAAAAAATACTATGAGTGGATTCAGAAAACTGAAAAGAAAAGTGTTTTATTAAAAAATAATAGTTTAATTTAAGTAAAACAATGCCGTATATATTCTAAAGGAAACAAAAAAATTAATTCAATGAAAGTAGCAATAACAGGTCATACTCAAAATTTAGGTAAAGAACTTTATACCCTACTCAAAAAAGAAAACGAAGTTATTGGATTTTCAAGAACCAATAATTATTCATTAGAAAATTACGAAAAAATAATACAAGATGCTAATGAATGTGATGTTTTTATAAATAATACATATCATCCAATTTATCAACAAAAATTATTTGAAGAACTTTTTGAAGAATGGAAATATAAAGAAAAAACTATTTTTAATATACTAACATCGGCTATTCTTAATAATGGTAGTATTGATGAGTATAGAGAAAGTAAATTAAATTTACAAAAATCTTCCATTAATCTAATAAATAAACATCACAATATGAAATTAAGAGTTGTGAATTTATATCCTACTACGTTAGAACATAACAAAATAGTTACATCTAATAAAATAAAATTTTCAGAAATTTTTGATATAATAAAATTTCAACTATTGTTTCCATCTCATTTAAAACTTACACATATATCTATATTGAGAACTACTATATCTAATAATGCTAAATATGGTAGTACTATATCTAGTAATAAAACTTTATTATAAAATTATATGATAAATTTTACAAAAGAAGAATGTAAAAAAATAATTTCACTTCAAAGTGTATTTAAAAAACATACATCTGATGAATGGTGGGAAAGTGATGAAACAAAATACTTTGCTTGGCATGTAGAACGAACCGATTTAACGGAATGGATTTTTGTAAGATTAATGGAATACATTGAACAACATACAAGTATAAAATTAGTAGAACCAATTAATTTAATTCACTTACAAAATGTTCAAACAGGAAATAAATTTCAACCGCATATAGATAAAAGAAGTGAATATAATATAGGAGTTTGCTTGAATGAAGATTACGGAGGTGGAGAACTTATATGTTACAATCCGATGAAAATTTTACCAAAGATATGTGGTTCTATATATAGTTTTTATGGAAGTGGATTGCATGAAGTTAAAGAAGTAACTTATGGTGAACGATGGTCATTGATTGTGTTTATAGATAAAAAAAATATAAAAAAGAAAATATTTTAATATAATAGTATTAAAGGATGATTGATAAATCAAAATATATATGTACCGCTCCATTCTACTTTACAGAAGTGGAGGATAATAAACAATTTTTGTGCTGTCCATCTTGGCTACCAGTTGATATAAATGATGGTAGTGGTATAGTATCTAGCTTTAATTCTGAAATTTCTGAAAAAATAAGAGATAGTGTAACCGATGGTAGTTACAAATATTGTAATGAAACTTTATGTCCGTATTTAGCAAGTTTAAAAAGTAATAGAGTACCTCTTAAATTTATACCTAATACACGTGAAAATGTTGATACTTTACATAAAACCAAAAAACCTAAAGTAATTAATTTTACATTTGATAGAAGTTGTAATTTTCAATGTCCATCCTGTAGAGTTGAATTGATAAATTATAAAGGTAATGCACGATTAACTGTAGAAAAAAAACTAACTGAAATCAATAACGAAATATCACCGTTTGTTGAAAGATTAGTATTGAGTGGTTCGGCTGACCCATTTTTCTCAAAATCATTTAGACAGTTTCTTATTACATTGGATTCAACCAAATTTAAAAAATTAAAATCAATTCACTTACATACAAATGGGTCACTATGGACTCCCGAAATGTGGGAGAAGATGAGTGGAATACATTGTTATGTTAATACTTGTGAAATTTCAATAGATGCAGCTACAAAAGAAACATACGAAACTAAAACTAGAATTGGTGGTAATTGGAATGTGTTACATGAAAATTTAAGTTTTATAACAAAAATACCAACAATTAAAGAATATATTTTTTCATTTGTGGTGCAAGATACTAATTATAAAGAAATGTATGATTTTTATAAAATGATTAAATCATATATGGATAACAGAGAAAGTAAAGTAAAATGGGATATCAGAACTAATGTAATTTCGGATTGGGGTACATTCAGTGAAGCTGAATTTAAAATTAAAAATGTAGCAAATCCAGAACATCCAGAACATAATTTGTTTTTGTTAGAATTGGATAAAGTTAAAAATATTCCAAATGTATTACATAATTTTCATCATTTATACGAAACTGAAAAAACTTTAATTTAAAAATGGCAACACTTTGGACTTTTGGCGATTCAATGACGTTTGGACACGGATGTGTCCTAAACTATGAGGGGGATGACTATTATAAACAATATAAAAAAAATGATGATGATTTAATTTGGCCTGTTATATTGGCCAATAAATTGGGATATAAATTAAATAATTTGGGTAAATGTGGAGCATCTAATGATTATATATTTGATAAGATAATAAGTAATTATCATTTAATTTCGGAAAACGATATTGTAATTGTTAATAAAACTTTTTCAAATCGATTTGATATACCATCTGAAACTCCAGGTGAATTTTATACTATATGCGGAAACGTAGTCAAATCCGAAACAGGATATAAAACCACAGTTAAAAGTAAAGAAGAATATGAAACCATTGTTAATTTTTCATATTATTTTAGTGGGCATGATGTATATCGTCAACGTCATGAACAAAGATATGATTTTTTAAAATCTATAATAAAATGTTATAAATATTTTGAATTTTATACCCAAACTATTTGGGAAGATTCGAGAGCACAAAATATAAAAGATGCTACCAAAGGTAAAATGGAAGATTATCATTTAAGTTTTTTGGGACATAAACAATTTGCAAATTATGTGTACGCAGGATTGTTTAAAGAAAATGGTAAAAAGATATTATAAGAAACTGTAATTTGTAAAATTCATATTTTTTTATTATATTTACTTCTAAATGTTTTAATTATGATTATATTACCACAGACTCTAATAACTGAAAATAGCTTCAATAAATGGAAGTGTCATAAAATAGAAGTAGAAGATGGAGTAGATTCTTATCACTATTATGTTATACCATTGATAGATATAGATGATGAGGATGCTTTAGAAAATATAGAATATGCTCCCGCATTATTCAGTTCTGAATCTGATGAATTTTTTGATGAAAAAGGAAATACCGTCTACACTCTTCGATTGTTTGATGATGATTTGCCTGAATTAACTACTGAAGAAGAGGTTGAAATTCTATATGAAATTTTAACAAAGAAAAAACTTTTTATCTGATGACTAGGAAAAGTTGAAAATTTTTCGTATGTTTGGGTATTATTAATAGTTAAACTCTTTACTACTCAAGAAAATGAAACAAAAAACAGAACAAGAATTAAAAACAAATTACGAAAAGTTTCTTAAAATCCTAGAAAAGTACTTCACAGGAGAAAGATTAGAAAAACTTCTTCACATGTACTCTGAATCAGAATTAGGTGGTAACCTTATGATATCACCAGCTTCAGGTAATTTAAATTTTCATAATGCATATCCTGGTGGTTATATCGACCACATTTTTAATGTTTGTAAGAATGCAATTGCTATGAAAAATGTATTTGTATCACAGGGTGGTGTACCTGATTTTACAGATGAAGAATTAATATTTGTAGCACTACATCATGATTTAGGAAAGTTAGGAACTAAAGAAGAATTGCATTATGAACCTAATGAATCAGAATGGCATGTAAAAAATAAAGGTGAAGTATACACTAGAAATAGTAAGAACTCTTATATGGCAATTACTGACAGAACTTTCTTCTTACTTAACAGGTATGGTATTCAGTATAATGAAAATGAATATTTTGGTATTAAACTTACAGATGGAATGTATGATGAAGATAATGTAAAATATTACAAAACATTTGATTTATCCAAATATCTTAAATCAAATATTCAGTACATAATGCATTGGGCAGACCACATGAGTACTATTATTGAAAGACAAAATTACATTAAATCTAAATAATACAGACAAAGTGTCATACTTTATTTAGAGAACACTGACAATTTGTCATAATAATTTGATTGGTATAAAAATGGATACTATCAGTTTAAATTATTTGAAAACTTAAAATTAAAAATTATGTACATCACAGATTTAAGAAAATTATACGAGTTATTTGATTCTCCAAAATGGAATACTACATCATCAAATTACGCTTCATTTGTAGCGGATTATGATGTATCTCAATTGGAAGATGGTCAGCAACAACTAACTTTAAATGTTTTAGGACATGATGCTAAAAACATTAAATTAGATGTTACAGATGACAAAATTAAAATTAAAGCAAAAAAAGAAGAAGGAAGCTCTCCATTGGTTCATGATATCGATGTTACCTTTACGGTAAGCAAAGATTATGATGGAACTAAAACGAAAGCTAAATTTTCTAATGGGTTACTTATTTTAACAATTGATAAAAAAGAAGAAAGAAAGTCAAAATCAATTCCGATTACAGTTGATTAATTGAAATATTTTTTCTATATTTATGGGTGGTAAGACTAACTTATCACCTTTTTTTATTTAAAAATACTTATTAGTATGATATACGACGAAAAAATAAAAAACTTACTAGAAGCCATTGATGGTAAATTGAGAATTTTACAAAATGGAATTTCAGGTGCACAGAACTTATCACCTTCTGAAGCACATACTACATTAGCAGACGCCCGAGCATTAATAGAACGTGTAGGAGAGTTAGCTAGAATCAATCGATAATATGAATTGGCTAAAAGTATTAGTAGGATTATCTGCTATTATTGTAGCCGGATGTGCGGCTTATTTCTCTGTAACTGGTTTAGGTGTTCTCTTTGCGGGAGCATCTACATCAGTTATAGTAATGGCTTCCTCTTTAGAGTTAGCTAAATTAGTTGCTGCAACATATCTCAAACAAGAATGGGATAACATTAAAGGATTCAACAAATGGTATTTAACTTTATCTGTTGGATTATTAATGTTAATCACTTCCGCAGGTATTTTTGGATACCTTTCAAACGCATTTCAAGCACAATCACTACAATTGCAGCAAGTAGATAGAGAAATTGAGGTTCATCAAACAAAAATTGACCAAAACACCGAGCAAATTACTCAACTTTCTACTCAAATTACCGAATTTAACTCCAATCAAGGTAAAATTATTGATGGAGGTACAGTAAATTCACGTTTATTACGTTCACTTGATGCTAGAGATAAGGAAATTAGTAAAATTAACGATAAAATTTCTAATTTACAAGCAGAAAACGCAATTGAAACAGAAAAAATCAACGAAATTAAGATTGCTAACCTCGATTTAGAGAAAGAAGTAGGTGGATTTCGATTTGTAGCTGAAGCATTCGGTATTGAATTAAAAAATGTAGTAAAATTCTTCATATTTTTGATTGTAATTGTGTTTGACCCTCTCGCAGTTGCTCTAATTATCGCATTTAATGGTTTAATTTCTAACAAAAAACTCCAACAAAAAGAAAAATTAGTTGAAATGATAGAAAATGATGAAAAATTGGGGTTATATGAAATTTATGGTGATAAAACAGAGGATGTAGTTGACGAAACTGCTTCTAACATTGAAAAAATTCAAGAAGAGGAAGAAGAAACTTCAAATTTAAAATGGGAAGAATACATGCATCCAGAATTTCCATGGAATAATCGTAAATTGTGGATAAATAATCCAAAAGCTGTAAATTATTGGTTAAACACCAAAAAAGGAAGTGTTAGGGATTTGGCTAAATTCCGTAACGAAGAAGAAAACATCAAAACTTACTAACCGCTTGTAAATACGAAATATTTTTCTTATATTTAAAGTATGAATATAGGATATGCGTGTATTAATATGTCGATGGGTAACAAGGTTACCACAAATCGTTCAATGGTGAAGAAAACATTCAATGCCAAAGGCTTGGATTACGTTTCGGAGTTGGCGTTAGCAAATGCCAAAGATATTATTAAGATATTAGAATGGAATCGTATCCATAATATCAATTTTTTTCGTTTATCATCCACTATTATTCCGTGGGGTGATGGTTTGGATTTAACCCAACTAAAAGATTACAAAGAAATTAAATCGGAGTTAAAGAAAGCAGGTGATTTTGCCAAATTTCATAATATCCGTATTAATTCTCATCCTGGCCCATTCAATGTGCTCCCTTCACCCAACGAAGAAGTTATTCAGAAAACTTTTGCTGATTTAGAATTACATGGTAAGATATTTGACCTTATGGGGTTATCTAAAACCCATTACAACAATATTAATATCCATTGTAATGGGGTATACGGAGATAAACAATCTGCGATGGATAGATTGATTACAAATTTCAAAAGACTCTCTCCAAGCGTACAAAAACGATTGACATTGGAGAATGATGATAAGGCTTCTATGTATTCCGTAAAAGATTTGATGTATATCTACGAACGAACAGGTATTCCTATTGTATTTGATTACCATCATCACCAATTTTGTACGGGTGGGTTAACCGAAGAAGAAGCTCTTAAACTTGCTGCCACAACTTGGCCAAAAGGTATTATACAAGAAGTTCATTATTCAGAATCAAAAGCATTACATGAAAATAATCCAAAAGAAAAACCACAAGCCCATTCGGTGTATATTAATGCCCTCCCCAATACATACGAGTTGGATGTGGACATTATGGTTGAAGCAAAAGGAAAAGAATTAGCAATATTACCATTTATAAAAACAATGTTATGAAAAAGTACGCACTATACATCGGAAGATGGCAGAATTGGCACAAAGGACATGAATGGTTAATCAATCAACAACTTGAAAAGGGAAAGAATGTTTGGGTGGCAATTAGAGATGTGGATGTAGATGAAAACAACCCCAAAACTGCCCAACAGGTAATGATTGAATTAACAAAAGAACCATTCTTTCAAGAAAATTGGAATCAAATTCATATATCTATTATTCCTGATATTGAATCAGTAAACTATGGTAGAGGTGTAGGATATGATGTAATATATCATGAACCACCAACAGAAATTGCTGAAATAAGTGGTACTAAAATTAGAAAAGGAGAAATATATTCAAATGGTAGTACAACGTAAGAGACATATTGCTAAAACCATCTCATATCGTATTTTAAGTACCCTCATAGGGTTTTTAATAATGTGGTGGATAAGTGGTTCAATTCAGATAGGGGCTGCATTTGGAGTTGTAGAATTAGTGTATAAACCAGTTCAATATTATATTCATGAAAGAATATGGTATAAATTTATAAAATACGGATTAAAAAAATAAATAAAAATATGAAATTAATTACAGACAAAGCATCAAACGGATTACAATCTAACGAATTTAGCGAGTTTTTGTTAACACGCGTTCCCAAAACAGAATTTACTGCTATTGAAGCAAATGAATTAGAAGAAACACTTAAAGCAGGATTACATCAGTATCCAGGTTTAGGTATTTCGGCAACTCAATTAGGTATTAAGAAAAGAGCCTGTTATATTAAATTTGGTGACGAAGAAACTGGTAGAGAACTATTTCTTTTAAATCCAGTTATTACAGAAAGGTCTAAAGAAGGATTTCTTTTTTATGAAGGATGTCTATCTATTCCAAAAACAATTGAAAAACCACTGAAAACTATCAGGTCTTGTAAAATTAAAGTTCAAACTGATAATTTGGGAGAATTAGAATTTGAAATTAATCCAGAAGGAGATAAAGTAGATGAAAGAGTTTCAATGGAAACAATGATGACAGTTATTGTACAACATGAAATTGACCATTTAGATGGGATAACTATTAAAGATAGAATTTATTCTACAACTATCACAAAGAAAAACAATTATGGTAGAAATGACAAAATTGTAATGAAATCACCAACAGGTGAATTAGTTGAGGTTAAATACAAAAAAGCAAATGATTATTTTTTAAAAGGATACGAAATAGTTTAATATGGAAATTTTATTAGGAATAATAATTGTACTATTCTTAACTGCATTATATATAGTTAGGAATCTTTTAACAAAATTAGAAAAATACGAAGAGTTTATAGAAAGAGAAACTCAAAGAAACCAAGCATTACTGGAGGCATTAAGAGAAATAGATTCTCGTGAAATGTTTGAGAAGGATGATGAAGTAGGTTCTATATTTTATCAAATAAAAGAAACTATCGAAAGATTCAAACAATTCAATTAAAATGCCAAGAAAAGCAAAAAGCAAACAATACTTCACAAAAGATACTGAAGATGCAATTATAGAATACAACCTATCGGATAATCAACGTATTAAAGATTTATTATATAGGGATAGAATTAAGCCTGCATTTGATAAACTAGCAGAAATAGTTTACAACAAATGGAAGTTTTCATATTTTGATGATGACCCACAAGATGTGATGTGTGAAGTTGTTGCTTTTATGATTGAAAAAATTCACATGTATAAAAATGGAAAAGGTAAAGCCTTTTCTTATTTCACAATTGTTGCGAGAAACTATTTGATTTTAAATAACAACGCAAATTATAAAAGATATAAAGATACGGATATAATGTCTGCAATGCCAGACCATTGGGATACTGAAAACAATTTTACAGAAGAAGTCCGTAATGATGACCATAGAACTTTTAATGTAGTAATGTTGAATTATTGGGATAAACATTTAGAAAATTTCTTTCCTAAAAAACGAGATTTACAAATAGCAGATTCAGTTTTAGAATTATTTAGAAGAGCAGAATACATAGAAAATTTCAATAAAAAATCTCTTTATCTACTTATTAGAGAGATGACTGGTCACCCAACTCATTATATTACTAAAGTTGTTAATAAGATGAGAGAAAGACAAATGGAACTATATAATGAGTTCGAAAGAGATGGTGACATAAAAATTTAATATTATGATTCAATTAGGAATATCCGCATTTTATCACGATTCAGCAGCTGCATTGCTTATAGATGGTAAGGTAATATTTGCAATAGAAGAAGAGAAGTTGTCAGGCATAAAGCATGACAACTCTTTTCCATTAAAAGCTATAGAAGCATGCTTATCTTACGCGCAAATTACAATAGATAAAGTAGATATCCTTTGTTGGTATGAAGTACCAAATATCAAATATGATAGAGTTAGTAAAACATTAGGAAAAAGATGGATTAAATATTTCAAAACTTGGAATAAGTTTAAAAAAGAATTTAAAGCAACAGAGGGAAATTTAAAAAAATATATAAAAGATGCTATTGGGTATGATGGTGTAATTACATTTACAAAACATCATTTATCTCATTTAGCGTTATCTTTTTACACATCACCGTTTGATGAAGCTATTGGAATTTCAATTGATGGTGTTGGTGAATGGGATACTATCTCAATTGCGGAATGTAATTCAAATGGTATTATTGAAATTAAAAACGTAAAATTCCCAAATTCATTGGGGTTAGTGTATTCAACTATAACTTCATATTTAGGATTTAAACCAAATAGTGGTGAGTATAAAGTAATGGGATTGGCTCCATACGGAGATTCTTCAAAATATAACGAATTATTTGATACATTAGCATCGTTGGATACGGTTAATTTAGTTAATATAAATCAGAAGTATTTTACATGGGAATATTCTAATACGGATATGTTTACATTGGATTTGGTTAAACTGATAGGATTTAAACCACGTGAACCTGAATCCAAATTAGAACAACACCACATGGATTTAGCAGCTTCTTTACAGAGATGGTATGAGAGGTGTTTATATTACATCATTAATAATTCATCTAGTTATTCTGGTAATTCAAATTTAGTGTTAGGTGGAGGATGTGCATATAATGGAACTGCTAATGGCAAAATCAAAAAACATTGTGGTATTAAGAATGTATGGATTCCCTACGCACCATCTGATGCAGGTTCTGCAATTGGAGCCTGTTTATATGTATGGCATGATGTAATTGGAAACAACAAAATAAAAGGTGGTGATAATCAATCTCCATATTTAGGACCCGAATTTAGTAAAGAATATGTATTAGATATTATAGATAGGATAGGAGATATATCTTTTAAATACTATAAAAATACCGATACATTATTAAGTAAAACTGCCGAATTAATTAAGGAAGGTAATATTATAGGTTGGTTTCAAGGTAGAACTGAATTTGGTGCAAGAGCATTGGGTAATCGTTCTATATTAGCTAATCCACATTTACCAGATGTAAGAGATAGAATTAATAAGGTTGTCAAAAAGAGAGAAATGTTTAGACCATTTGCTCCATCGGTAACTCACGAAGATTATCAACAGTATTTTAAATCAGAAGAGGATGTTCCATATATGAATCAAGTAGTTCAGGTTATTTCAGAAACTCCAATTCCATCAGTAACTCATGTCGATAATAGTGCAAGAATCCAAACAGTAACCAATGAACAAAATCCTTTATATTATAGTTTATTAAAAGAATTTGAAAAAGTAAGTGGAACACCTATACTATTGAATACATCTTTTAATTTAAGAGGACAAACAATGGTTAATGACCCATACATTGCGGTTACTACATTTAAAAATTGTGATATGGATTATTTAGTTATTGGAAATTATATAGTAAGTAAAATATCATAACTAGATAATTATATAGTAAAGAATAACATATTATGAGCACAGAATTTCAATTGTTTGATGGTAAAAATTTATCATCATTATTTAAAGATATTTACGATAATCAGCAAGTAAAGAAGAAGAACATTTCAGAAATGATTGAATCACTTCGTAAATTAATTAAGAGTGTAGGAGAAGCAACTGTCATAGCCCCTATTATTAGAGACTTAATTGATTCATCGATTAAGAATGATGACCATTTAATTAAGTTGGCTACAATTGCACAACGATTGGCTCAAGCTGAAGCTAAAGGAATTGGTGAAGATGGTTGGTTAAGTGAAACTGAAAAAGCACAATTACTAAACGAATTAGAAGATACTATAAATGAAGTAGAAAAAAAATCAGATGAAAAGTTATTAGATATTCAAGTTGAAATCGAAGAGATAAAAACTAAAATATAATGGCAGATACTCAAAGTAATATATTTGGCTTTTTAGCAACCGTAGATAATGTATACGGTACAACAACTGAATTGTTAACCAAAGAACCAGGTGAAGCAGGACTTGATGCTATTCCAGTATACAACGATAATAAAACATTTTCGGATAAAGATGCTAGGATGTATGGTGCTATCACTTATCGAAAAGAAAGTAGTATTAAAGTAGATGATTACGCATTTCCATTTGATAAAAATAATTTTACATTTCCAATTAAAGGTGAAACAGTAGTTATAGTAAAACTACATAATCAATCGTTTTATTTACCATATACAACCACTCCTTACTCAAATTATAGGAGAGATTATACAACTTATTATGCTACGTTAGAGGAAGATGTAGAAGTGCCTGCTGGAAAACAGGGTGGTGGTTCTATGGCTAATACTGCCGCTACTGGTGGTAAAACAAATGCAAAAACTAAAACTAAAGATAAAAACGAATATGTAGTAAATGAAAAAATTAAATTTTTAAAACCATCAAACGGTGATACTATTATAAGTGGTAGAGTTGGTAATACAATTCGTTTTAGTGAGTTTTTTTTAACTGAAGATAGTAAAACATCATCTCCATCTATTTTTATTCGTAATAAACAGAATCCAGAATTAGATTCAAAAAAAATAGGTGAATTAGTAGATGAGGATATTAATAAAGATGGTACATCGATTTATATAACTTCCGGTAAAGTTAAAGTACCATTTAAAGAAACCGTAGTCAAAACTAAAACTGCATTCAAAGAATATCCATCATCCGATTCTTTAAAGGGTGACCAATTATTTATAAATTCTGATAGAATAATTCTTTCTTCAAAAGCAAGTGAATTTATTATATTTGGTAAAGGAAATACGGGTATATTAACTGATGGTAATTTTACAATTGATGCAGAAAAAGAAGTATATGTTCACAACAATAAAAATATAACAATACACTCAAAAGGTTCTAATCAAATATTCCTTAATTCAGATAGTGGTAAAATATTTTTAGGAAAGAATACAGGTATTGGACAAGATGGAGCAGATGTACAACAAATGGTATTAGGTGGAGAGTTGGTTGCAATATTACAAGATTTGATACTTGCAATTTTAAATCAAAATTATCTAACCCCATCTGGTCCTAGTAAATTGGGTCCTGAAAACGCAGCTACATTTCAATCAATAAACAACCAATTAAAAACTATATTATCTGCTAATAATTATTTAAGTAAAACCTAATGGCTATAAATTTAAATGCAGCGAAACAACTTTTTAAGGGAGGAATTTCAAATAGTTGGACGGATTTTTATTTAAATATGTCATTAGAAATGGCAGAAAATGTTGCTAAATCTAAAATAGCAGGAGTAGGAGCTTCAGTTGTGGGAGGTACTTCTGTATTGGGAGATACTGGTGTTATTGGAGATTTTTTTCCTGAACAAGATTTGGCAAATATAGCAAACAATTACTCGTTTGCTCAATCTTTAACCGAAGAATATGATAAAGCTATAAGAGGTGGTAAAACATTGATAGGAGGTGTTCCATTTGAAGGAAATACCTCATTAATGGAAGCAACTTTACTTTTAATTTTAAATACAACCACATTAAGTAAAACAGGAGATTTATTAAGGGATATCGGACCAGCAATTCAGGCATATTGGTTGGGGGCTACATCAGCTAAAATACCCGTCCCAAATATACCATGTATTGGTGCAGTTGCAAATTTAACAACAAATGTTGGATTGAATTTATCTCCTGGAATATGGACACCAATTGTTGTACCACCAATGGCAAGTATTTCTCCATTTTTATTAAATTTTATAATATCCGCATCAGTACATTTGCTAACTGTAGGTGGATTATTTACCTGTAATTGCACATATCCCCCACCAGCACCGCCTGCACCTGGAGTATTACCTTGGGCGGGTTATTTTGTTAAACCATTTAGTGGAAGTCCATTGAGTTCTTTAGATTTTAAGGATATGGTATCACTTGCGGGTGGTATAGCAATAGTTGGTGTAGATGCGTTAGTCGGTGTTTCTAGTGAAATAACTCAAACTGAAAATCAAAATGACGTAGTTTCTGCAGTTGGAGCAGCTATAGCTAAAGGATTTATAGAGGGAGAACAAACACAGGAACCAGAAATTGCAGCAGCTATAAAATCTATAATATATGGTGATGAAGCCGAATTAATAGAATCATCTACACTACTTGCCTCAAGATAAATCGGTGTAAATTTTAACTTATTATATTTATTAACAAATAGAACAATAATTTTTATGAAATCAGACATTTTATTATCACTAATTAAAGAAGTGGTTAAGAATGAAGTAAAAGCACAAGTGAAAGAAGAAGTTGCTAAACTTATCAAATCTGGTGCGGTTACTTTAAATTTACCAAAAAAATCAACCGCTCCTACTCTAAAGGAAGCAATTAAATCGGTAGACCCATTTGAGGCTGCAACTTCCGCGTTACAACAAAGTAGAAAAGTAGTGCAACCTCAACCAAAACCTCAAATCAAAAAGGAATTTTCCAAAGACCCGATGATTAATGAGATTCTTAATATGACTCAACCATTTTCAGCAGAGCAACGTAAAGAGGGAGCCCAATCAGTTGGAAGTGTATTAGATATGATTAAACCAGAATTAAGGGTTGATGAAAGTGATTGGGAAACTATGGATTTTAGAGAATCAAATATTCCTCAAAACATTCCACAACAATTGGAATCAACTGGTGATGGATTACAGGATGCTACAATAAAAGCATTAACAAGAGATTATTCAGAATTAGTAAAACGATTTAAATAATGGCAATAGAGTTAGGTAACGTAAAAGTAGCAGATTTAGCGGAAAATGATTATAAAATATTAGGAATTGGGATAAATAAATCTTCAAATTCTAATGGCGTATTTTCTACAAACTACACTACTCTAACTCAAGCAAAAGATAATTTAAAAAACCTAATACTAACAAAAAAGGGAGAAAGATTAATGAATCCTGAATTTGGGTGTGATGTTTGGTTGGTGTTATTTGAACAGATGGATGGTGCTACAATTGAATCAAGAATTGAAACATCTATTGTAGATGCAGTTGATACTTGGTTACCATATTTAAGTTTAACTTCAATAGTATTTGATTACGATGATAATGATATTGATACAAACAGAATATCGTTAGACATTCAATTTGCGTTAGCATCAAATCCAAATTTAACAGAATCAGTACAAATAAATATAAATAATTAGTAATGGCAATTAATCCATCAAATACAAGTTGGGGTAGTGATACAAAAAACATCAATTACATTGGTAAAGATTTTGCTACGTTTAAGCAAAATTTGATAGATTTTACTAAAACCTATTTCCCAAATACATATTCAGATTTTAATGAAGCATCACCTGGTATGGTGTTTATTGAACAAGCTGCAGCAATTGGAGATGTTCTTTCATTTTACCAAGATACTCAATTAAAAGAATCAATGTTATCACACGCTACGGAACGTAAAAATGTGGTATCATTGGCACAATCTATGGGGTATAAGCCCAAAGTAACTTCACCTGCTATAACTACATTAACCGTTTATCAATTAATACCATCGGTGTATAATGCACAAAATAACAGTGGTACAAATTATGAAGCTGATTCTAGATTCTACTTTAAAATAAAAGCTGGATTTGAGGTACAATCATCCACAAATAGTAATGTATCGTTTATAACAACTGATGCAATTGATTTTGCAAACCCAACTGATAGGACAATTGAAGTATATGAAAGGGATGCTATAACAGGTACTCCTACTCAATATTTAGTATCTAAAAAAATTAAAGCCATATCAGCTAGAGAAAATACTACTGGTATTACATTGGGTAGTGATACGGATTATCCAACTATCCAATTATCCGAAACTAACATTATACAAATAGTATCAATAGCAGATTCTAATAATAACAAATATTACGAAGTTCCATATTTGGCTCAAGAAAGTATATTTGTAGAACAACCTAATGTGAATGAATTATCATATTATTCTGGTTCAGTACCATATATTTTAGAAGTACAAAAAGTACCTCGTAGATTTTCTGTAAAAATTAATTCAGATAATACAACCGAAATACAATTTGGTAGTGGTGATGTTAATTTAAGAGATGAGCAAATTTTACCTAATACAAAAAATATAGGATTAGGTTTGGCAAATTCTATTAATAGATTAAATCAAGGAATTGACCCATCCAATTTTTTAAAAACAAATACATTTGGTATAGCTCCTGCTGGACAAGTATTAACTATAAAATATTTAACAGGTGGTGGAATTGCATCAAATGTGAATGTTGGTGATTTAACGAAAATTCAAAAAATTGAATTTGATGATGATTTATTGGCCATACCAACTGGAATTGTTGGAATGTATAATTCATTTAAATCATCGATTGCAGTAGAAAATTTAGAACCTGCAATAGGTGGTAGAGGAGCCGAATCTATTGAAGAAATTAGACAAAATGCTTTAGCAACATTTGGTTCACAAAACAGAGCAGTAACTAAACAGGATTATATAGTAAGGGCATTATCACTACCAGAAAGATATGGTTCAGTTGCGAAAGTATATGTATCTCAAGATGGAGAGATAGATAATAATTCACCTGCTTCAATTTTATCTAGTCCGGCATCTATTGCAGAATTTACTAATTTAGTAGATGGATTTAAAGGTATGAGTAAATCGGACATCCAAGGTGAATTGATTAAGTATCTTTCAACTAAAAAATCATCATTAAATGAAGTAAATAACCCATTTGCAATTAATATGTATGTTTTAGGGTATGATGTTAATAAACATTTAACTCCAATAAATCAGGCAGTTAAACAGAACCTAAAAACATATTTAGGAGAGTATCGAATGATTACAGATGCGGTGAATATGATTGATGGATTTGTTGTAAATATAGGTGTTGACTTTGATGTAATATGTTATTCAAACTACAATAAAAGAGAAGTTGTTACCAATTGTTTAGTTAAAGTGCAAGATTATTTTAACATTGATAATTGGACATTTAATAAACCAATAAACATTTCTGAATTAGAGTTAATACTTGCAAACGTGGAAGGAGTAATGAGTGTACCATCCGTAAAGATATCAAATTTATGTGGTGGAGATGGAAATTATTCACCAAATAAATACAACATCGATGAAGCAACTCGAGGTAAGATAGTATATCCATCTTTAGACCCTTGCATTTTCGAAGTAAAATACCCTAACAAAGATATAAAAGGAAGAGCTTTATAATATGCATAAATTATTCACATCATCGTTCGATGCCAGTATCTACTTACAACAACCAGACCAAAATGCAGGTAGAGATGAGATATTAGAGGTTGGTAAATTATATTATGGTTCCGCTAAAGATATAGCTAGAACCTTAATAAAATTTGATGTAGCTAATATGGGAATCCCAAGTGGTTCTATTGTTTATTTAAATCTAAAATCTTCTCAAGCAGAAGAAATTCCTTTAGAATATACAATACACGCGAACGCAGTTTCGCAAAGTTGGACAATGGGAACGGGTACTAAATTTGATAATATTACATCGGATGGTGTAAGTTGGAAATACCGAAATGGTGTTGATACTTGGCAAGATAATGTTACTGCAGGAACTGCGGTATTTACGCCAGGAACAACTGGTTCTGCAAACGCGGAAGGGGGAACGTGGTATACTGCATCTCAAGCATCTCAATCTTATAACTATGAAGATGCTGATATCAGAATTAATGTGACAGGTATAGTTAATAGCTGGTTAAGTGGTTCTATACCAAATAATGGATTTATTGTACATCATGGATTAGAAAACGAAGAAAATGCATTAGATTATGGTGTATTGAAATTCTTTTCTAAAGAAACTACTACTATATATGAGCCAAAATTAGAAGTAGTTTGGAATGATGTATCATTTGTAACAGGCAGTTTATTACCAGTTACTGGTTCTGCTCAAGATGATTATAAAGTAATTATTACCAATTTAAAAACGGAATATAGTAAAGATAGTAAGATAAAAATTAGAATTAAAGGTAGAGATATGTTTCCTTTAAAGTCATTTTCAACAACATTTGAATATGACCAATCAAAATATTTACCTACAACATCATATTATCAATTGGAAGATTATGTAACAGATGATGTTATATATCCATTTGGAGAATATACTAAAATTTCATGTGATAATACATCCAATTATTTTATTTTAGATTTAAATACACTACCATTGTATAGAACATATAGATTAAAATTAAAAATAATTGATGGTGAAATATCTACTATAATTGATGATAAATTAACATTTCAAATAGTATAATAATGGCATTAACATCATTAGAAGCAATTGCATTAAAATTGGAAGAAAAAAGAAATACTGATTTAGAAAATATTCTAAAAGTATCAGGTTCTGCCGCAGTTTCTAAAAATGAATATGGTGTAACCGTAGTTAATGAAGATAATGTAGCATCATCTTTAGTGTTTAAACCTTTAGTTATATCCAAACTAGATAATGTTGAACTTTTAAAAGCAATTGATACTGAAGTTAAGGAATTAAAGCCAAATATTCCTGAAGTAAACCTTAATTTAGTACCTAAACCACTATATGATGATGAGGTTGTTGCTAATAGAGATTTAAGAAAACAAGTCGAAAAATTAACAACAGATATTGAAGTTTTAAATTCTGAAATCAATACGTTAACATCTAAAGTACTATCTGAAACTAATAAACGATTATCAATAGAGCAAACCAATGATGTATTGGCTAATCAACTGGATGCGTTATCAAAAGTGATTGAGCAATTTGCAACACAGATACAATCTGCAGTGCAAAAATCAGTAGATGAATCTATTTTAAGAGCATCTTTACAATCTCAAAACGCAGGATTTAAAGCACAAATTGAAGCATTGATTAAACAGATTGATTCATTAAATTCAATTATAGAAGGTTTACAATCTCAATTAGGCGCAGTTCAACAACAACAGGCTATTCAACAATCGGCATCTAATACTGCGTTAGCAAGTGGTGGTGATATTTTAGTTAAAACCACAATCATTAAGTGGTCAGGTGCAACAACTAGAACCGATATAACAAAAGGATTGGCTGGTAAAATTAATGCGAAGGATTATAACTCAACCAAATGGGAGGCAGGTGGTCAGTTGGCTATAACAAACAACGATACTCAACCTGTAAATATAACATTTCAACTTAAATTAGCCAATAATTGGAATTGGGTAACCGTGCCGAAGAATAATTTTGATTTAGCTGGTGGTGGAAATGAAACTATTGACTTTAAAATAAATGCAAACGCAGTACCAAAAAGGGCTGAATCAGAAGAAAAATGGCCATGGGGATGGGGTAATACAACGGAATATAAAGGAACTATAAAAGTTATTGCAACTAAAAAAGATGGTACAACTGAATTTAAAGAATATCCATGTAATATTGTAAAAGCAAATCCAGGTTCATATTAATATATTAAACTATGAGTATTAGAAAATATACAAATTTTGATAGCATAAATTCAAATTCAACCAATGAAGGGCAGTTTCTCCTTGCAGAAGATTTGTTTATTGTTACAAAAAACGAAAAACAAGAAACCGAATTTGGTGAGTGTAAGTATGATGTGATGGAAGTATCTGTATACGATATTAATAATATACTTTTACCCCAAAAATCAGGAAAAAATGTTGCATACATAAAAAAAAATAGCATAGGTTCATATATGTATTCACTTACTAATACATTGGGGAAAAAAGAACTTGCTATTAATATTGAAAAATTATTAAATGATTTAGGGTTTACAAACGGTATTCTTAAAGTTAATATTAATTTCGTTCGTAGTAGAGTTGGTAGTGAAAATGAATTAGAAAGAGTTTGGATACATGAAATATCTCCATCAAGAGAAGAGGTTCGTATTATACCATTAAAAACCAATAGTTCTGAAATAAACGCAACTAATACTAAACAATTTTTAAACTTAAACAATCTAAATAGAGATTTTAAATATTATAAAAAAAATATATTAGATGGGTTGGATGCGTTTGAAAGAACATCTTTACAATCTATAGATGATGCATTGGTAGCAAAATTTGGAAATGATTTTCAATCAGTTCTTAAAAAAGATTTTGGATTAAGTAATTTTAATGCATTTAAGACTAAAATATTTACAGATTTTAGAGATAGTGTTGTATATTGGTTAAACAATAAAAACTATGATATTGCTCAATCCACATTCGGGTCTCCATCTGAAAAAAGATTTGATGATTGTGACCAATATGATTTTAATTATTTATTAAATGAAATAAAAAACATTTTAAATAATTCTATAACATTTAATATAAAAACATTAAATAGAAGAGTTGTAAAATATGAAAAGTTACCTGTTGAATTTGGGGTAGAGGAAGTTAAAAAACAGATTGAAAATTTAGTTCAAGCGTACGATACTAAAGTAGAAATTGTAAGAAATGTGTATTCTCCAGAATTAGTGGCAGTATCATTTGAAGGTATTCCAAATGTAACTCCACCTACTCCAGTTGAAGTTATACCACCACAACCACCTGCATTACAACCTCCTCCAAAAATACCTGTAGTAGAAGAGAAGGCTCCTGTAACAGTACCAGAATATAATCCACCAACGGATACTACTCCAACTTCAACAGGAGGAGGAACTGGTGAACAAACTATACCATCTGAAACAGGTTTAGTTGAAGATACTAGAGGACAAACTGGACAATTTAATCCTGGAATTTCTCCTACACCGAGACCAAGAGGTGCAATCAAATAAAATAATATTAAAGTATTTATATAAAATAAAAACAAATAATGGCAGAACAAGAAAGCCTTTACGCTTATCCGGATTTTAATAATAACGGAAGTACTAGGAATACAGGTCAAACTGGTCCTTACAATGCCCCCACGTATAGACCAACTAACCCACCATCTTCGTTAAAAATTTATTTAGTAAGTGAAACTAATGATTTAGAATTTTTTGAAGAAGGTGTATCTGCTGGATATGGTAAATCCGTTGATATTGTATATAATTCATCTTTACAATTTAATGGTCCTAAAACTTATACTGCAAATTTAGATAATGGAAAAGTATTATCAAAATTTATAATTAATACTAAACAACTACAATTTGCGAATGAAATAGTTGAGGGAATCGGTGTTACAGAATATTCATTAATAGATGATGTATGGGAAGAACAACAAACCCAAAACTTCAATTTCGGAACAATAACTTTAAGATTTAAAACAGAGGTATTACAACGAACTCAAACACTTCCAACACCACCTGCAGACGTGGTAACCGTTGATAATCCAATGGTTGGTTATGAAGTTTTGTTTAATTCTAATATAAAGGAATTAACTACTTTAAGTTTAAAATATCAAATTGTATTTGAAGATAATATAGTTGTAGATGGAGAATTGCAATTATATGATAACAGAATTTCTACAATACCCAAAAATATTTTAGATGGGGGGTTTGTTAACTTTGAAATTAAAGGTAATGTACCAGATGGTATTTTTATCAAAAACATATATTCTGGAATTGCTCAACAATTTGGTTCAGATTCTGTTAACTACGATAGGTTAACAAAACAAAATTATGCATTTAGAGTACCAGCATCATTATTAAATTCAGGTTTAGGTGTTGTAATTGAAGCTGAAAGAGAAATTAAATCCGAATCACCTACAGTAGTATTAAATCAAATACAATATAATGTTAATGTAAAAGATTCGGATACAGAAAAAAGTATAGTAATTCCATTTAATACTGAATTCGCAGATTCCGTTTTAGTATATCTTTCGGCTGATAAAGTTTTAGAAATTCCAGCTAGTGACAAAGAAGTAACTATATTCTTTCAAAAAGATTTTAATGAGGTTTACGGTTCTAAAAAAATATTTTTTGTTCCAACCAGTAAAAAATTTGGAACAGGAACTAGAGTTGAGGTGATTTTAACATTTACTGCTATAAATGATTTCCCTGCTATTACGGAAGTCATATATGCAGAATCAATCGATGTACCATCGTTTTCTGATTATAATATTGATTATGAAGTTTCATATTCCTCTTTTGCAGTTTCATCAGTTGATGTTTGGTTAAAACAAAAAGATGGTAGTAAAATTGGATTATTAAGTAATCAACCACCAAACGGTTCTATAAAAATTAATCTTAAAAAATTAAGAGAAAATTATCCTAACTGGGTTGGTAGTACTAATATAACATTAATACTAAAACCATATAATCGAAGTGGAGCAGAGGAGTTAATTGGTAATGAATACGAAGTGTTGACAAAATTAACACTACCAACACTTTCATTAAATGAAGATATAATTACTAACGCTTTATTTAATGCTTTTTCTGAAAAATTAAAAATCGATGAACCTTCAAAAGAAAGTAAGTATCTAACACACCTTGCTAATTTTGGAAACGATGAGCAAATTATAATTTCATCTTGGGAAACTGATGATTTTACATTATCTAAAAAGTCTACAGATAATTTAGGTAATACATTTGTTGCTCCAAATGATGTTGTTAATTCAATTATATTAAAACTATATTCACCATTACCTGCTAATATACAGAATAATTCAACATTCTGGATTACAAAATTAATGAGTAATCCTTTAATTGAAACGGTTGTATTAACAGAAAATAATGATGTAAGTTGTCCACCAATAAAAGGACCAAATTTTACAATTGATGTAGACTTTGTAAAAGGACAATCTACTAATTACGAATCATTAGATAATATAATATTAAGTGGTTCCACATCTTCTAATGAGTTAGTATCACTATATTTAAGTTCATCGTTAATAACTACGGATGAATTAAATATCGAATACTCGTCTGGTTCTACTTATTTATGGGAGAATTTTGTTCATTTCAGTTCTGCAAATGAACGTATTGATAACTTTGTATATAAAATACAACTAATTGAATTATATGAAACTGCTCTATCAGCAGCTAACGCATCACAGGCACATAGTGGTTCGTTACCATCTATACAAGAAGCAGAAAGACAACAATTAAAGAAAAATCAATTAATAAACGGATTTGATGGATTTGAAAAATTCTTATACACATCATCTTCTTTAAGTTGGCCCTACAATGGTGCTAATCGAAGATTGAGTACATCTAACGAAGTTAAAAATTGGTACAATAATATAGAAGAACTTGCAAATATATATGATGCCAATAATTCAAATTATGTATTAAACAATATACCTCAATTCATTGTTAATAATGATGAAAACGAAAGTTTATTATTATTCTTCTCAATGATTGGACATCATTTTGATAATATCTATTTCCATACAAAATCAATTGAAAAAAGTAGAGGTTTAGGATATAAAGCAAAAGATGGCATTTCTGACAAATTACTTTTTGATACATTAAAATCATTTAGTTGGGATGCTAAAAATTTAGCAGCTGATGCCGATTTGTGGAGTTATGTATTTGGCAAGGATAAAGAAGGTAATGATAAAGAATCAAATCCGGCCAAACAAAGAACTAACGAAGTTTGGAGAAGAATTGTAAATAACTTACCATATCTACTAAAACATAAAGGTACTAGGAGAGGTATTCACGCATTGATGGCATGTTATGGTATTCCATCATCTAATCTTTCAATTTTAGAATTTGGAGGTCCTGAAATAAACGATACATCTAAAAGTAAGTTGGTAATAGATAATATTACTACGGGTCTTAACATGGCATTAACTTCATCAATACAGATGGAGTGGAAACAAACAAATAATACTTCTAGTCTTAAACCAAATACGATTGAATTATTTGTAAAACCATTAGAATCATCCCAATATACTTTAATAAGTGGTAGTGGCTGGAATGTAAATTTAAGTGGTTCTACAAATAGTGATTATGGTAAAGTTAAATTTAATTATAGTGGGTCACTATCAATAGAAACCTCAACATTACCAATATTTAATGGTAAATTTTTTGGTATATCTGTAAGTAGTGGTTCTGCTGGATTAAAATTGGATGTAAGACAAGCCGATAAAGAAAGAACTATATTCCAAGAATCAATATCATCTTCTAATTATACAAATTGGAATAATGGTTCTACAATTAGATTGGGTGGAAACTATATTGGTAGTGTGGATGAATTCCGTTTATGGTCTGAAGTATTGGATACTGAAAGATTTTATGAACACGTTTCATTTCCTGAAATGATTAATGGAAATAGTGTTTCATCTTCAACCGATGATTTATATTTCCGTTTAGATTTTGAATATCCTAAAAATTTAGCACAAACATCTTCGTTAATAAATGTTGATACTAACATTTATTTTGAAAATGGATTGACTAGAAATGATTATGAAAATGGAACTACTGCTTCATTGTATTCGGTAAACACTACACCATTATTATCAGCATCGGCATTTAATTTCCCATCTATAAGTGAATATCCATTTCAATTTGAAGTAATCGATAGAACAATTGTAATGGATTATCCAGATGGTGGAGCGAGTAGATTTTCAACTAATAAAGTTAGATTCGAAGACCAATATACTTTAACTAATCAAAAAATATCTGGAAGTGTTGGTGTAGATTTATCTTCAAAAAGTAGAGCAACTAAAAAAGCATTTGACCAATCTCCAACTGATTCTAACAGAGTTGGTTTATTCTTCTCTCCTACAAAAGAGTTGAATATGGATATTGCTAAAACTTTTGGTGGGTTAAATATTGATAACTACATTGGTGACCCATCGGATGATTATAAACCAAATTATAAATCATTGGATAATTTAAGAAATTATTATTTCCAAAGATTTGATAATAGAGATATATATGCTTACATAAATCTAATCAAACTATATGAGAAATCTATGTTTGAAGATTTAAAAAAGATGTTGCCTGCGAGGGTTAAAGCAACTACTGGTTTATTAATAGAACCACACTTTTTAGAAAGAAGTAAAGTTGTTCACAAAAAACCTACTGCAGATGATTATCAGAAAGAAACTGAAATAAAATTATCTGATACTAGTGTTATTTCATTTGAAAATATTCAAAAAGAAACATTAATAGATGCCAATTTATCAGAAAATTTAACGGTAGAAAACAATCAGTATGAAGCATTGATTTCAACTGCATCGGTAAATAATTTATTGGCTGAAAATTATCAACAGGATTCTACTATTGATATGAATTCTAATTTTGTTTTTAATTCGGATTATTATCAAAAAGAAATAACTATAGATGCAGATTTAGGAACCCCTACAATTGTAACTGAAATTGATATTATAAATTCCAATCAAGTTATAGGACAAACTGAATTTGAAACAATTGGGTTTGGTATATACGCACAAAACGGTTCCGCGATTAGAACTTATTTTAATAAAGATAATAGAGTTGTTAAAGAACGAATTAAAGTACAATTAGTTACGGAAGAAAAAGAAAGAATTATACAAAAATTTGCAATTACCGCATCTGCAAACGGATTGGGAGACCCACGTGGTGGATATGTTTCGGATATTCAAACTTATACTGAAACACGATTAAATATTCAACCATTCGGTGCACCAAATAGTCCAACAGTTGGGGGCAATGTAATAGAAGTAACAAATGTAAATGGATATTTACCAACGCATAATAAATTTACTTCCGATTTAACTAGGGGATTACAAAATAGTTTCTTTAAGGGTTCTAAAAATACTGCGGCAACTACACTAGATGGTAGTTCTCCGATTGAAACATTTATATCTAATCCGAATACATTAAAAGTAAATAAAACTGGTAGAGATTCTTCCGAACCTATTTTGGAAGTAGAATAACGAAATTTAAAAATTATTATATTTATAAACAAAGAATAATAAAAATATTATGGGATATTTAAGTAATAGTGAATTAACTGTTGATGCAATTCTTACTAAAAAAGGTAGAGAAAAATTAGCATCAGGACAAGGATTAAACATTACTCAATTTGCGTTAGCAGATGATGAGATTGATTACACACTTTACGAACCGGCACATCCACTTGGTTCTGCATATTATGATGCGGCAATTAAGAATATGCCAGTATTGGAAGCCAATCCTGATGAAACGCAAGTAATGAAATATAAATTGGTAACACTACCTAAAAATACAACTCGTATTCCTGTTGTAGAATTTGGTATACCAACCATTTCAGTTAATCAAAGAAGTGGTGAAGTTTCATTATCACCAACAACATCTCCAGCTGGAAATAGAAGTTTGGGATACACAATTGTATTATCAAACAAAAACGCAGGTGATATTGTAGGAGAAGGAGTAACATCTGATGTAGGTTCAGTGCCTATTTTTATTGGTGATGATATATCTGCAACCGCAGCAATTGCTAAAGGATTAACATTTAAATTTATTCCAAACCCATCTTTAACTTCAACTATCAAAACTACAATTACGGTTTATGGTAACGAAACTGGTGGTTCACAAACAATACCTGTAACGATAACTTACGTTCAATAAAATAAACTATGGCATTAATTAGAGACAATAGAGGAGCCCTTTTAGCAAGTAATATAGCTCAATACTTGGCAGGACAATCAAATGTAGCAGGTACTCCTATCGATACAAATGAATTAGTTAGTATTGTAAACCAATTTTTAGGACAGGGTGAGCAAATTAGTTCGGATATAACCACTATTACAAATGGTATATATAAGAAATTTGGAGCAATTGATAAAGTAACAAACAGAACAGAAATTGTAACTTCTGGAATATGGAGTGGTGATGAAGGTTCATTGACTAATTTTTTCACATCATCTACACAGTTGAACTCTGTAAGTGGTAAGTATTATTTGGATGTATATAATGTTGCAACCTCATCAACTTCTGCAGAGGTTCAATTTTCCATCGCGTATGGAGATGTAAACGGAAACGGAGCACCTACATTATCTCAAGATGATGATTCCAATTTGCAAACTACTGCAGTTTATAATCAATTTAAAAATGTATTATTGGATGCAGCTGATGCATATTTTAGTGTTTACACTGGGTCAACCGCAGGAGGACATGATTTATCATCATTCTATGTACTTAACATTAATAGAGCTAGATATAAAGAAAAATTAGATCCAGGAAATATACAAATCGCACTATCAGGTTCAGCTGGATATATTTCATTAATTGATGATTCAGGTGGAACTGGCGAAAATGTAACAACTGCTGGTAGAGTTTATAATATGGTTAGTGGTGCATTGAATATTGGAACATCCTTAACTGCATCAGTAGCACAAGTATCAGATACTTACACACAACAAGGATATGGTTTATTCTATCCTGATATGGGTATTATCTTATTAAACCCAACTGCACTTTCAGCATCAGTTGGTGGTGAATTATCAGCAGCTGCTGGTTCAACTACATTAAAATATCATCAATCAGGTTCGGTATCTGGTTCATTGAAATTGTACGATGCACTAAAAAGAGGTGGTGATTTCCAAGCTCGTAGAACTGAAAATGTTTCTACATCGCATTACTTTGTAAGAGCAAACAATAGAGAATTTAACTTCTCTAACAACCCAACATTCGTAACTGGTTCAGTAGGTGCATTTGTACAACCGTTGTTCGAAAGAGACCCGCATGTGTATATTACAACTGTTGGTTTGTACAATGACGCAAACGAATTATTAGCGGTAGCTAAAACTTCTAAACCAATTGCTAAATCATTTGATAAAGAAGTAGCTATAAAAGTAAAACTTGATTTCTAATAACATATTCCTTACGGATGCTACCGAAGGACACCCCCGTCAGAAATGGTGGGGGTTTTTTATTTCTTTATATTTATATATGATATGTTAAAAAGAATACCCAAATCCGATATTAGTATTAGGCCTTTCAAAGCCTACAAAGAATGGAACTTTTCTAGTGGTTCTAATGAAATAGATTTATTAGAAGCTAATGAAAATTCATCTACATTATCTGGATTATATCCACAAAATTCTATATACGGTCAATTAAGAGCACAATTTTATAATGGAAATGAAGATAACCCATTTTTAAGATTTGGCTCCAAAAATAATACATACGAAATCTCTAATTCGGGTAGAGATAGATTTTTAAGTGGTTCCGCAAAAGTAATATCTATTCCACAAATATATGTTGGAGAAGGAATCAAAAAAGGTTCAATCAATTTATTAGATAATGGTAAAACATATATAGATGATACCTTTGGAAATTTAATAGATTCTGCGGGAGATACTATTACTGTAGTATCTATAGATATTCAAGATAATGAAATTATATTTACAGATTTAGCATCTGCTGCGTATACTGCTTCTTTTCAATTTATGGGGTTTGATATAGAAGACAGTATATTTAATCTAACATATAACGGTATAAGTTATGATATGAATATTGTTAGTTTTAATATTGAAAGTGGTGTAATGATAGTAGAAAATATACCATTTTTATCAGGCGCAGCAGGAACAAATTCAATTGGTAATATATTCTATACCCAAGGGTTGATTGTAATCACCCGAGCACTCAATGATGTATTGATATCTAATTGGGACTTATCATTCAAATCCACCAAAACAATTTATGAGCACGAATATCTATTGATTGTTAATGAAGATGAATTTAATGTTTCACAAAACCCATCCGCCGTTGTAACGGAAGGTGGTGAATATACATCATTTGTAGATTCTTCTGGAAATACACATAGAGTATACTCTAAACAACCTGTTAAGTACATTCGTAAAAAATCTATATTAGAAAATGGAAATACTTTGGATTATCGTTATACATCATCTGTAAGTTCTTCTACTCACTTTGCAGGATTTGAACATTATGATTTAAGTAGTTCTATCGATTCAACTGGTTCTTTCTTAACACCATTCATCACAACAATTGGTTTATACGATGATAATTGTGATTTAGTTGCGGTAGCTAAACTTCCTCAACCAATTAAATCGGAAAGAGATATTCCTGTAAACTTTATTATACGATTTGACACATAATCTTATATTTATACTTAAAATACAAAACAAATGGCAACATTAGAAGAATTATACAAAACCCAACAATCGGCACTAGGTGTTGATAAAATTTCATTTGAAGCTGGAAAGGCTGCAAACACTCCATATTCTACAAATGATTTGCAAAAAGCAGATGAGCAAGTTTTAACTGCTGCAAAATTCAAAACAGGTAGAGGTGGTGAAAAAACCTTTGCAAAGTATTCGGATTCAGTAAAACGATAATTTTTAATGGCTAAAAAAGTTATAAAAAAATCTAAAAGTTGGGTTGGTAGAAAACACGGATTTAAATCTGGTCTTGAAGAAACTATTTCAAGTCAAATTAAAGAAAAGGGTATCGATGTTAAATATGAATCTGAAAAGATTCCTTACATCGTACCCGCTTCAAACCACACTTATAATCCTGATTTCAAATTACCTAATGGCATTTTTGTAGAAACTAAAGGTAGATTTGTTGCAGCTGATAGGAAAAAACATCTATTAGTTAAGGCTCAAAATCCAAATTTGGATATAAGATTCGTATTTTCCAACTCAAATAACAAAATCACAAAAAACTCTAAAACTACATACGCAGATTGGTGTGTAAAAAATGGGTACAAATACGCGGATAAAATCATTCCAGAAGATTGGTTTTAAAAGACTTGGAAATATAAAATATTTATACTATCTTTGATTTGTGTTGAATCAAACTGATAAAAATCTCGTTACAACCACACTATCGAATGTGTTGGGTACATATAATTATTTGAAAGGTAATGAATTGGCCTTTTATTGCCCTTTTTGTAACCACCATAAACCCAAATTACAAGTAAATACTGAAACTCAAAAGTGGCATTGTTGGACTTGTAATAGTGGTGGTAAAAAATTAACATCATTACTTCGTAAATTGGATGTGGATAGAAAAACCATATCAATAATTAGAGAAATATACGGAGATAGTAATTGGACACCACAACAAGAAGATGCAGAAACTCGAGTATTTATACAACTTCCAAAAGAATTTATTTCATTAGCAGAAGAACCAAAAGGATTCAATCCAGAATATAAACATGCTATGTTCTATCTTTCTCAAAGAGGAATTGGTATGAAGGAAATTGTTAAATACAATATTGGTTATTGTAAAGATGGATTGTATAGTAGAAGAATAATTATACCATCTTATAGTTTAGAAGGTTCACTAAACTATTTTGTTTCTCGTTCTTATTATACAGATGAGAAGATGAAATATAAAAACCCACCAATCAGTAAAAATATAATTTGTTTAGAATCACAGATAAATTGGGATGAGCCAATTATATTATGTGAAGGTGTATTTGATGCAATTACAATTAAAAGAAATGCAATTCCACTTTTAGGTAAGTTTCCATCAAAACAATTGGTTGAAAAAATCTTTATGAGTGGAGTAAGCAACATTATTATATCATTAGATAACGATGCAATGACTGACGCATTAAAAGCTGCAGAATACTTTAGAAAAAATGGGATTCAAGTTAAAATGATGTATTTGAAAGATAAAGATGCCGCAGATATGGGGTATGAAAAATTCTACGAAGAACTAAATAAAACTAAAGAATTTACTTCGGAAGAATTACTATTAAATAAAATAAATAGTTTATGAGTAGATTAAAAAAGATTTATCATATTGCAGATATACACATCCGTAATGTGAAAAGACACAATGAGTATCGGCAAGTGTTTGAAAAAATGTTTGAGGAGATTCGTAAAAGAGGTACGGAAGATTCAATCATTTATTTAGCAGGAGATATTGCTCATGCTAAATTGGAATTATCTCCTGAATTGGTTAGAGAAATAAGTTGGTTATTTACCGAATGTTCTAAACATTGTGAAACAATTCTTATTACAGGTAATCACGATTGTAATATGAATAATTCTGATAGATTGGATGTACTTACACCAATTGTAGAGGCTCTAAATTTACCAAACTTCACATATCTCAAAGATACTCAAGTGTATGGAATTGGTGGGGTAGATTTTGGAGTATTTAGTATTTTTGATAGAAAAGAAAATTGGCCAAAAGGAAATACATTATCTTCTAATAAAAAGATTGCTCTATTTCACGGGCCAGTGGATAACTCTCAAACGGATATTGGATACACAGTTTCATCTCGTCATTTCACAACCGAAATGTTTGATGGATACGATTTAGCTCTATTAGGTGATATTCATAAAAGACAAACTATGATTTCACCAAGTGGATGTAAGATAGTTTATGCGGGTTCATTGATTCAACAAAACTTCGGTGAAACGCTGGATAAGCACGGATTCCTTGTTTGGGATTTAGATAGTATGAAATACGAAGAAGTTGATATTCAAAATGATTATGGATATTATACTATGGATGTTGATAATGGTAAAGTTCCTATTGTAACGGATATGCCAAAAAAACCTCGTTTAAGAGTTCGTTTATCTAATACCGATTCTGCCGATACTAAAAAAGTAATGGCTGAAATTAAGATGAGGTATGGTATTGAGGATTTCACAATTATCAGAACCGATTCTCTTTCTAAATCTAAAACAGGTGATAGATTAAATAAATTAGACTTTGAAGATATTTCGGATATCAATTATCAAAACTCACTTATAAATGAGTATATTGAAAGAATGATGCCATTTGTAGTTCCTGAAGATTTGAAAGGGCTAGAACTGATTAATAGAGATATAAATAGTAGAATAGTTCAAGATGATATCCAACGTAATATACAATGGAAACCAATTCGTTTTGAATTTTCAAATATGTTTAGTTATGGTGAAAAGAATAAAATTGATTTTACAAAATTAAACGGATTAGTTGGATTATTTGCTCCAAACGCGGCAGGTAAATCTTCTTTATTTGATGCGGTATCATTTTGTTTATATGATAAAAGCAGTAGAGCATATAAAGCATCTAATATTTTAAATAATCGTAAAACAGAATTTGATTGTACATTATATTTTCAAATAGATGGTGTAGATTATGGTATTCAGAGAACTGCTAAAACAATTAACAAAGGTAAAAATGTAAAAGTAGATGTTCAATTTTGGAGACAAGATGGTGATACTAAAACCTCATTAAATGGAACCGAAAGAAGAGATACAAACCAAATTATTGAACAATATGTTGGAAAATATGAAGATTTTGTACTAACTGCACTATCACTGCAAGGTAATAACGCTCTATTCATTGATAAATCACAATCGGAAAGGAAAGACCTTCTTGCTCAATTTATGGGGTTAACTATTTTTGATAAATTGTATGATACTGCAACCGAAGATATTAGAGAAGTTTCAGTATTGATTAAAAACTTTAAGAAAACGGATTTTACAACCGAACTTGCCGAAAAAGGTAAGGAATTAATTGAAAAAAAATCACAATTAAAATCATTAGAAACATTACTAAACAATAAAAATATAGAAGTAACTGATTTGAATGATAAAATTGTTGGATTAAGCAGAGAATTAACTCCTATAGATTCCAATTTAGATTTGCCAAAGTTAGAATTAAGTAAAACGAATTTAAAAACTCAAATAGAAAATTTATATAAAGAATACAATACGAAAGAAAATAAAATTATAGAATGTAGTACAATTCTAACCGAAGTTTCACATTCTTTGGTAAACAATAAAACTTTTAAAGTAGAAGAAGTTGATGTTGATATCGAAACTGTCTACTCAAAGTATATTAGTATTAAAAATGAAGTTTTAGAAGCGGAAAATTCTTATCAAAAACTAAAATATATAGAAGAAACATTGAATGAAAAGATTTTACATTTAGAAGAACATAAATATGACCCTAATTGTGAATTTTGTTGTGATAATGTTTTTGTAAAAGATGCAATTAACGCAAAAGATGAGTTGGTAATTTTAAAAAACAAATTAAATACCTCCAAAAATATTGTTAATTCTATTCAATTTAAATTAAATACATTAGATGGTGTAGATACGC